GGAAGTAGGCTCAACATCCTGCGACAAGATGGACGACGTTATCGGGTGCAAGGCCGACTGCCCGTTTGCCGACAAATGTAAATACCCGGTGCAGCTTGGGTACACCGAGGAAGCAGAGTCGGTCTCTACAGAAACACAACCCTCCAAGTCTCCGTTCGGTGGCGGTGACGACGCTGAAGATGATACAGCAGCAAGCAACGGACCGCCGAAGCATAAGTCTGTAACCATCGAAGGTCAGGTAATACCGTACTGGCCAGCCACAGGCTACCGCTGGAACGGCGTTAACCTATCCAAAGCCTTTGTCGATGAAGAAGGTCTAATCCACTGGACACCGTTCTGTAAGGCGTTCGCCTACCCTGTCAATCGCATCAGGGACAGCGAGGGCAAGTGGGTCATTCACTGGCGTGCCAAGGAAAGGAACGGTGACTGGCGCGAGTTCTTCATGCCGACAGCCGAGCTGGCTTCAACAGACATGATGGCAAAAACCCTAGCCGCCAACGAGGTCTTTCTTGCCCGCACAAAAAACGCGAGAGGTGCCATGGCTGAGTTCACTGAAACACTTATCCAAACGCTGCAAGAGTGGCGCGTCGAAACCAAGACATACAAACAACTTGGTTGGACCGAAGACAAAACCGGCTTCGTTCTAGGCAACACGATCATCACGGAAAAGGGCGAAGAACCCGTGTTGTGCGACGACAACATGCCGCCTGATATAGCCGGGGACTTTGGAACGTCTGGGACATTGGACGAGTGGATCGACAACATCGACGTGCTCTACAACCGACCCGGAGCCGAGCCGTTTCAGTTTGCGCTGTGCCACTCCATGGGATCGGCACTGGTAGACTTTTTCGAGTCATCTAACTGGCACGGCATACCGCTGGCGTTCACAGGGCACGGCGGTACAGGTAAGTCTACCGCATCCAAGATCGCCTGCGGCTTCTATGGCAGACCGAAACTCATGGAGCGTCAGACAGGAGAACAGGGTTCGACACTTGGTGCAGCAATCAAGCGGCTCTCTGTTATGGGTTCTATACCCATGCTGTTGGACGAGTTCTCGGGCCGATCAGCGGACGAGCTGACGCGCACAGGCTACGCACTGGCCAACGGTAGAGACAAAGAGCGTCTGAAAAACACGGGCGGCTTCTCCACCATGGGTGACGAGTGGTACAAAAACAGCTTCATTACCTCCAACGATGGTATCCACGAGACGATCTCCAAACTACCGGCAGGGTACAAGGTGGAAGCTACCCAGCTTCGCTTCTTCGAAGTTCAGTTGCCGAAGGACTACCGGACCAGTGTTTTCCCGGACATCTCCCAGAGTTTCATCGAACACCACATGGATCATGTGTACGGCCATGCCTGCCGCCCGTTCATTCGGTTCCTGATTAAAAACCAGAAGTGGGTGAAGCGGCAGATCGTGGCTGCACGGGACAAGTTCAACCCGAAGTCTGCGGACGACAACAAGGAACGCTTCTACCGTGACGCCATCGTGACAGCCCTCGTGGCTGGTAAAATCGCGGAACGTCTTGGCCTCATAAAGTTTGATGTGAACGCCATGAAGAAGTGGGCGCTGAACCACGTGGTGTCGATGCGAGACAGCCGCAAAGAGAACAACATAAGCACCGCTGAGCACCTGTCCAAAATGATCTCGTCGCTCAACGGACGACTCATCGTCACCAAGCACGTGAATGACGGTCGCAGCAGCGTGCAGGAAATGCCGCTTGCCCAGATCAGAGGGCCGGTAGTCGGGCGCGTCTGCACCGAAGATAAGGTCGTCTACTTGGCATCGGCAGCGATCACAGAATACTGCAAGGATAACGGCATACAGCCGTCTGCCATCCGAGAAGAAATGGATCGCGCCAACCTGCTGGTGCCTTTCCCTAACGGTAAGCTACACCACACGGTCAGACTTGGTGCCGGAACGACAGAAGCCAGCACAGTATGCCGCGCCTACCAGCTCAACTACGACCTGCTCTACTACGGCAAGTCTCTCAAGCTAGCGGTCAACAACCAACAAACCAAAACAAACTAGGAGAACTAAATGCACGTTATGGTGGACTTAGAGACTATGGGTAATCGACCCAACGCGCCGATTGTTGCTATCGGCGCGGTCTCCTTTGACAAGAACGGCGTGGTGGATGGGTTCTACGAAACCACACCACTCCAAGAAGCGATAGACGCCGGTGCGGTGATGGACCCAGACACAGTGTTGTGGTGGCTCAAACAAGACGAAGCCGCTCGCATGGAGTTGACCAAACCCGCTAGCTCATCGCTGTCTGCTGCACTGGATCGGTTCGCCGTGTTCGTTGCGGACTTTGGAACAGACGGAGTTTGGGGCAACGGTGCCAGCTTCGACAACGTGATCCTACACGAAACCTACCGCCGTATGGGTCGGCAGTCCCCTTGGCCCTTCTGGAAAGACCGCTGTTATCGCACCGTCAAAAATATGTTTCCTGAAATCGAAATGAAGCGCGAGGGAACACACCACAACGCACTCGACGATGCCAAATCTCAGGCCACCCACCTTTTGGAAATCGACGACACTTGGGGGTTCCTGTGACAAACCCTCTGGACACAACCCGACTAAAAGACTGGGCTATGGGCATGGCTGAGCACGTTTCTCTGTTGAGCAAAGACCCGAGCACCAAAGTTGGCGCGGTGATCTTTGATGAGCGCCGCCGCCTAGTATCCGCAGGGTACAACGGGTTCGCCAGAGGCGTGGCTGACAGCCAAACAAGATTGCACGACCGTGAGACCAAGTACAAACTGACGCTTCACGCGGAGAAGAACGCAATCATGTTCGCTACGGCACCGCTCCACGGTTGCACACTCGTTGTCACCCACCCATGCTGTTCGCAGTGCGCCGCTCTGGTCATCCAGTCTGGCATCAGCCACGTTGTCTGGAAAGCGCCCGTATCCTCATTCCGCGAGCGTTGGGCTGCTGACCTCAAGCTAACGCGTGAGCAGTTCAAGGAAGCCTGCGTGGCAGTTGAGGAGCTTGGATGACCCCAAACCACAAAAAGCCGATGCACATTAAACGAAATCGGCTCAACCCGTTCAGCAAGAAAACCAGACTAGGACTAGCTGTAAAATCCTACGAAGCCCAGAACGACAAGAAGTCTGTGACGCTTGCAAACCCACCTTGGGTGTCAAAGACGAAGGCCGGAGACAGCATCCATTAGGTGTCCCGGTGCAAGATGGGCGTACTGCTCTGTTACAGCTATTGAACTGTGGCCCGCCAGAGTTTGAACTGTTCGCAGCGGTACGCCCTGCATTACTAAATGACTTATGAATGTGTGGCGAAGCTCGTGTATTGTACCGTCTACACCAGCGCCCTCACAAGCTGCTTTGAAACGCACGTGCATAGTAGAAGCAGACATCTTGGGTAAGACACTACCGGTCTGCCCAAAAGCCCGCAGAGACACCAAGGCTCTCTCACATCCGGGCGAAATCGGTACATCCCTCCACTTTCTGTTTTTAGTACTGTGCTGCGCTGTCGATAACACTCGAACGGCGTTCGGGAGCACGTTGCTCCACTGCAAAGCTCGGGCTTCGCCGGACCTGAGACCCGTGTTCGCCAAGAACCTCCAGACCGCTGCGTACTTCGGATCGGCTGCGTAAATCTGTTCTAGCTGCTCAGATGTGAAGAACTTGCGCGGGTTGGCCTCCATGATCTGAAGTGGCTTTACTCCACGTATTGGACTGACCGGAATAACACCCCAGTCTACGGCCTTGTTCACGGCTGCTTTCAGTATTTTCAATTCTAAATTCACAGTGGTTCGTCGCCGCTGCCGCCCAGTCCTCTCGGATATTTCTTTGGCTCTGCCGTGCTTCCAGCGATCCACCAAGTGTGGGTCCAAGCTGGCCAAGCGGTGCTTGCCAAACTCCGGAATGAAAACCCTGTCGAACAGGCTGCGGCGCTTTTTGAACAAGCTGGGGTTCTCCCCCTCGTACCACGACAGGTAATCCTCCACGAACTCCCCAAACGTACAGTTGGCTCTGGCCACAGTCACGCCGCCGGTGTGCAACTCCAGCTCTTTGGCTGCCTTAGCCGTTAGGGCTGTCTTCTTGTTCGAGGTGCGCAACGACTCATACTTCGGCACACCTTCTTCGTACCACTTGATCCAGTAGGTTTTCCCGCGCTTGTAGATGGTCGCCACAACATTCTCCGACTGTCACTAATTGTAACTGTACGCAGATGTTCAGGTTCGTTCAAGTCCGTTCATACAAACACGTAAGCACATGAAGCGAGTCTAAGTTATTGTTTTTGTTAGATTTGCAGTGACACTACATTTTGCACATGCTTACTCACGGTATCCTCTTTACCCGTTACAAATCAATAACTTACGATGTCGCTGTAACTGTTTTTGTAACCGTAAAAAAGCCCGACACAGAGGGGAGGACTCCATGTCGGGCCAGTGCGGGGTGCCAGCCCCCTTCGGCGGGTCGGGAGAACAACAACCGCCGTTTTTTAATACCCCATCATATCCTGAACGCGGCGCTCGCTCGTCGCTTGGCGGCGTGGCGCTCGCAAAAGGTTGGTCACTGGCTGCCTACGCAACGCGGACGGAGCGTTGTTGAAGAACGGGCGAACCCGGTCTTTGGCTTTCTGAAGGTCTCTCCACTCCTGCCGCAACTCAGCCATCTTTTCGCGGTCGCGGCTTCTGTTGGCTTGGACGTACTCACGGTTAAGCCTGCCGGTCTCTTTGGAGAACCACTGCTCCAACTCGTACTGCTGCCCACGCGTCCACTTGATCTTGTTGATCTCGGTGGATGGTAGATTGATGGCGTTGCTCAGAAGGTCGAACATATCGAACTCCCGTGGGTCTGCTACGACGTCGCCGTTGCGCAGCGTGTACCCGTCTTGAGAGTAGCGGTACGACTCCATAACAGAGCGTATGCCTCGCGGTGCCGCATACTCTGCTGCGCGGAACGGCTCACCCTTGGACAAAAACTCCAGCATATTGCCAAAGTTCCTGACTGTGGACGCGGTGGGGCCGAGGCCAACGCTCGCCACAAAATTCAACATCCCATCGGGTGTAGCTTCGGGGCGCACGAAGTTGGAGTTGTACGGTTGAAAGATGTCCGACTGAGAGAGTTTGGTGGACATGTCCACACCAAAGAACGCCGGGACGCCACGGGCGATGAGATCGGCCATACCCTCATTGTCTGGGAACAGTTCTTCTCGCACCCAACGCTCTAGGTTCTCCGGTTCTTCTTCGTCGCCCGTCATGGACAGGAACGCCCACATCAAAAAGTTAGCGGCTGGGATACCGACAGCACCGGCCATGGCACCAGTGTAACCGAGCAGGAACGCCGAGGTTCTAGCCCCAGCGATTTTTGCTTCTCTGGACTCGCCACGGAACGCTTGCTTGAACGCCGAAGCGTGCAACCACGCCATCATAAGCTGGTACTTGCGGAACTGCGTAGTGACCCTTGGGAGATTGTCGATTAGGAGCGGAGCGTCCATCTTGGAAAAGTTACCCTGCGTGTCCTCGACCACCGAGATCGCGTATTCCTCCGGCGACATGTTGTACAGGCGTCGAGCTTTCTGTGGGTTAGCCAGCGCAGCGTCATAGGCCGCTACCGCAGAAGAAATACGGTTGTTGGCTTCGACAAACCGAGCGATCTGATACAGGCGGTGCGTCATGTTACGGAACGCGCCGGTAAAGTTGTTCAGAGACTCGTAGCCTGTGTCGAACCGGTTTTCGATGTTGAGGTCTTCCTCCATACCCACATCCAGAAGCTGGCGCAGCTGAAGCGTTTTAAGAAGCTGACGGTACTTGGGCGGTGCCTTGTCCGTGTCGATGGTGATCTTGTTGTTCATGTCAACAAACCCCATGGTGGCTGCTGTACCCAGCTGGCGCATGAAGCTCGTGTCGATGACGCTGCTACCGACTTTGTACCCTCGGATCAGGCTGCCCCAGACTTTGTTGTGGTTGCCCATCTCGCCAGCGATCTTGCCCACCGAAATGATAGGCTGTGTGGCGTTCGTGATGTGGTAGCCGAGACTCGTGGTGAGCATGTAGACCGTGTTGAACGCCAGAATGTTATCGGCCAGTTTGGACAGCATACCCGTGCGGGAAGCCATCACGTTTTGGTACTTAGCCACGATGGTATTGTAGACCGGCGACAGAGCGGAGGGGCGCTTGCCTGCTTCTTTTCTCGCGTTAATCAACGCCTCGTTGATCTCAGCGCCGTGTTTCATCTGGGAAATCAGACGCGCTTGGGAGCGACCGTGCGACACGAACGACCGGATCATGTCTTTGTCGAAGCCAGCGCGGTTCATACGGCGGGCACCGGACAGTCGAGCGTTGCTTTCTTCGAGTGACTGAAAGTAGAGGTCTTTGATGAGGGTGTCCAGCGAAGCCTTGGCGCGGGCATCCAGTCCGGCTTTTTCGTCAGCCTTCAGCGCAGCCATGACTTTCTGATAGACTTTCGGGCTGGCTTCTCGCGGCCCTGTCTGATCCTCAAACTTCTCGGACGCTTCTGCGTAGGCGTACTTTTTCCCGTTCTCCTTTGCGAACTTGTTTGCTGCACCCTGCGTGTCAAAGAAGCTGACGACGTAGTGCTGCGCGTCGGACTTCAGTTTCTCAACCTTGGCTTCATTGAGCTTGTTGTTCTGCGCACGGAAGTCGGCCTCGGCGTCCAGCAAGTCTTGTGATTTGAGGACAGCCACATAATCCCCGAAGCGTTTGAGCGGCGCGTATGGACCTTCCAGCTTGCTGTCGAAGGCGAACAGTTTGGACACGCCAAGTTGCTTGGCAATGTCGGACATCATCTGGCGAACATCCTCACCGTGCTGGAAGATGTCTTTGACGACCTGCTGTTCTTCCGGTGTGAGCCGGTCAAACTTCTGTTTCATAATCGGGTCGATCTTGACCTTCTTGCCCTTAATCTGCGGGTCGTAGCCCCACTTCTGGAAGAACGTGGATGTGGCCAAGAAGTCGTTAATCAGAGTTACGCGCTCTGGCGCAAACTCTCTGGCTCGGATAGCCAGTCCTTCGACCTTGCCGATGATCTCGTTGTAGGTCTGCTCGGCCTCCAGCATTTTGTCGTACCAAGTTTTGGCCGAAGGCATTTCATCCCGAACGTCGCGGATGTAGCGAGATAGGAACTTTGTGGAGTCCAACGGTCGCTGGAAGATGGTTCGCGCATTACCCATGAATTGGGCTGTCTTGGGTCCACCGAAGTTCTGCTCCACCCAGTTCTGCTGGGCTTGAGCGTTTTGGCTTGAGCCTACGCCGAAGTTCGTGTCTCCACCCACTACGCGCGGGTTTTCCATGTAGCTGTGAGCTGCCCCTCGTGCGAGATCGAGAAAGTCTCTTGTGGTGAGAGACACCGTGCCACCGTTGTAGCGTTTCACGAATTTCGTCATGGCTGCTTTGGCCAAATCATAAATTCGCTTGATGAACCGAAACGCCGGAGTTTTTGAATCTACTGTCGGATCAACGCCAGCGGAGACTGCTTCTTCTAGGAAGTAAGCAATATACTCAGCTCGCAAATCGCGGGCGTTATTGGGGTCTAGGGCGTCTTTGCTGATTGCGTAATTAACACGTTCACGGACTTCATCCGCGATCATGTGATGTAGTTCTGTTTGCCCCGCGTCACGTTCATCCCGCCACTTGATGATTTGCTCAAAGGCCGAAGTCTGAACATCCTCTGGGAGAATGTCGAAACCCATGTGACCGCCGAGTTCGTGCATCACGTTGGCGCGTTCCCTGCCGGGAATAATGTTGTCGGTGAAAAAGAACGCATAGAGTTTGCCATCTGTGCCGCGCTGCACAAGACCATACGGGTTTTGTGCACGGAGAACTCTGCCCAGCTGATCGGTGCTGAGAGGTACTTGAGAACCAAGAACCAAACCTATAAGGTCTCTAGGGCTTTTTACGATATGCACGTTGGCGTCAGAGGCGTCTTTGACAAGCCACTTCATAGCGGCGCGTACACCATCCGCTTTGGCACCAGCGGCTTCGGCCTCAGCGTCTCCTATGGAGAACCTTGGTTCTGCGTCACGTAGAACTTCGGGAAACTGAACGTAGTTCGTAACACCGTTCTCGGTGTAGTACGTCCCTTGGATACCCTGATCCAGAAGCGCCTTGACGTCGTTGATGTCGTTGAGATCGTACTCGTTGTATCCAGCCTTGTCGGTCTGCTCCACGAAGTTGGCTGTGTCGATCTCTGCGGAAATTGTTTCCGCACCGCCGATCTCCACCGATGCACCTTCCGGAAGTGCAACATCCGTCTCACCGCCAATATAGCGGACAATCGCTGGACGGTCGTCAGCAGACAAGCCCGCCTCTCTGAGCTTACCTGTTAGCATGTTGCGGTCGTTGAGCGCGTCTCGGCGGTTAATCTCGACAGTGCCGTTTGGTCCGGTGATCGTGACCGGAGCAACAATGCCTTCGTAGCCGCGAGCCGTTCCTTCGTCAGCAGACCAGTATTTACCGATGCCGTATGCGGCCTCACCTACCCCGTCACCTGTCCCTGTGGTGCGCTGCGCCCGAAACACTCGGGTCTTACCCCCCGGAGCAGCCTCATTCAGCTTAGCTTCCAGCTTCGCTTTATCCGCCTCGAAGTCGATGCTCGCTGGGTTTTTGAACGGGTTGAGGTTGTTGGTGAACGCCGGGTTGATCTTGTCCCACTGCTCTTGAGTCAGTGAACCAAGCCAGTCAGCCAGTTGAGCGGCTTCTGTGAGGTCGGGGTTACTCCACAGAGCGCTGTTGATACCTTCCTTTTCAGCGTAGCTTTCCTTGAACGACTTTTGGTTCCGCAACTCTTTGGGGGTTGGGTCCGCGTCACTCATGGCCTTGGCGTCAGCCACCGCAGCGTCACGCATTTGACGCTGGGTCTGCGGCGCTACAATTTGTTTCTTTTTACGCGTCTCGACGACCGGAGTCTTCTTCGGCGTCTGGGTTACTTCTGTTTCTTGTCCCCTGACCGAGCTAGGCGCTCCATCGCTGGCGACAGCTTGTCCCCCAGCTCCAGTCTCTTTTTCACTATTGGGCGCAGAGTCTCGTTTACTTGCTTCATCAGTTTGATCTCTTGCGCCCGAGTCATTCCCTTGCTTGGTTTCTTGTCCACTGGCTTTTTCCTTTGCTGGTGCGAAATCTCGCACAATCTCGTCGAACGCGCGTTCGATGTTGGTAAACCTGTCACTCCGACCGCGATCCTGCAAGAAGTCGATAACAGCCTCAGCCCAAGCCCGCTGTTCTGCCGGTGTCAGTTCGTTGAAGTCAGGGTCGTCCGTGGTTGAGAACCTGCGCCATTGGGCGGCAAAAGCCTCTCTCTGATCGTTTACAACACGGTCAACGAAATCGACCTGAGCTGTATCACGTTGTTCTACCGCCGGAGACATAATCTCACTGTCGGTATCTGCGGCGGACGTGTCTTCTGTATAGAACGCCTCCAGCTGGGCGTCGGTCATGCCAGCTTTAACGAACTGCTTGATCTCGTTCTTCTGCGCAGAAGTTAGCGAGTCGCTGGGGCGAACTTCACTCTTTTTCTGGCCTTCCTTGACCTTCGGCAGTGGCTTACCGGTGCGCAAATGTTCAGCGTACTGTCGGACGCCAGCTATGTTTCGCGTAGAAGTAAGTTCAGACTCGTTGGCGATGGTGCTCTTGTTGGCAGAGTCCACGATTGTCATGTTCGCCGCGTCACCAGCAACATCAGCGTTATCCAGAGCATCAAACATGTTGGCTTCATCGAGGTCAGCGGCTGCGGCTGCGGCGTCTGCCGCGTTATCTACAGCGTCGATGTCACCTAGTAGTCCTGCGGCGTCTGTGTCTGCGGCTTCGGAAACCACCAGATCGGCGCGGTCACGGCGGACCGTGTTAATAGCACCGAGTGCCCCTACCATCTGCTCGGGGGTTACTCCTTGGACTTCTGCGATTTTCTTGATCGCGCGAGAAATATAGCCGTTTACCGCCTTGGTTGCGTTCTCACCCTTGAGTCCGGCGACCTTGGCGATCTCGCTGTTGATGTAGTTGCCGGACTGATCCACCACCGTGCTGTCTGTGCCAGCAGTGTAGTTATCCCGCAGAACTCTCCATACTTTGGCTTCGTTGCCTTTCAGTTTCGCTTTGGCCTCAACAACCGGAGAGAACAGCTGACTCACTAGACGTGCTGACGCGCTTTCGGCTTTGTTGGCTGTCTCGGCGTCACGGATTTCGGTCAGCGCCTTGGTGAGTTCATCCTTTTTTGGCGCTTCCTGTTGAGGCTCGCTGTTCGGCTTCTTCGCGTCGATGATGGCTTTGACATCCGCCAGCTTCATCTTGGTGTTGTTGAGTGCATCCTTGACGTCTTTGTATTCCGTGTCGTTTTCCAGAGCGTCTTTGCCGAACGCAGCTTCGGCGTCAGCTCGTAACTCAGAGCGTTTGAGTATAGTCTTTTTAGCCTTAATCTCAGCCTCTGGGATTGCCTTGACATCCAGAGCGACACGATTTGCCTTGGCTTCTTCCGCCTCAGCCTTAGCAATGATTTCCTCACGCACCGCTTCCTCAAGCAGCGTTTCGATGCGAGGTTTCTTGCCTTCGCCGCGAGAATACAGGTTTGCGGATTTCTCCACGCCCTGAGACAGCGACGGGTGGTTGATCTCCCAATCTGGGCCGAGCTGTTCTTCAATCGTCTGACGCCACTGCTCTTTCTTGGTGAGCTTTTTGGGTTTCGCCGGAGCCTCTTTGGTCGGGGCTGCTTCGGTCGCAGTCTCTTGTGCTGGGGCTGCTTCCGGCTGCACGTTGTTTTGTGCCGCTTTAGGCGTCGGTGCGGGCTTCTTGGCTTTAGGTGCAGCGTTGGGCTTTTTGGTTTGCTTCGGTGTAGTGTATTTCGCAACCAGTGTGCTCAGCGCAGCAGAGCGGGCTTCTGGCTCCATGGCGGCAGCAACAGTAATCTCGTTGGCCAGATTTTCACGAGCGGCCTGATCCAGTGTGACGCCACGGGCTTCGATGATTTCGACGGCAATATCCACAGGTGTGCGCGGCGCAGCCGGTACTGTTTCGGTTGCGGTGCTTTCGGCAGCGGAAGTGTCAGTTTCAGATTTGGCAGCCTCGGCAGCGGTAGCTTCAGCCAAACCTGCTGATGTGTTAGCAGGTTGTGCCTCTGCTTCGGGTGTGGGTGTGGCTTCTGCTGTGAACGGAGGTGGCGGTGGTGGTGGGGCTAGACCGACCTCGTTCAAGTACCTCAGTTTTTCTTCGCGAGGTAGTGCGTTGTACTCGGCATACGACAATTCGCCGGTGAACGGCGCACCGACTTGCGTGTCAGCTGCCGCTTCGGGTGCGGGTGCTGCTTCGGGTGCGGGTGCTGCTTCGGGTGCGGGTGCTGCTTCGGGTGCGGGTGTTGGCGTCGGGTTAAGGGACTGCTCCAACTCTTGCATTTTGGCTGCGTGAGCATCCAGTGTAGCGATGTATTCCGCACGCGCAGCGTCCCGGTCGCTGGCAGGAATAAACGCCTTCAAGAAGTCATTGGCGGCTTTCTTCTGCTCCGCATCGTTGGCAGGGTAGATGTCGTTCTCCAGACGCCACTCACGGAACTCGGCTCCGATTTCGGTGTTAGGGTCGAGAACCTGCTGCGCCCGCGTGGCGGTGCGCTGCTTGATGAAGTCAGCCTCCGGCATGAAGGTCCGGGCATACTTGTCTCGGTTCTCTTTGGCGGCCCGAACTTCGGCGTCCACCTTAGCTTTTTCGGCCTGAGCGGCTGCATCCGCCTGCCTCCCCAGAGCAGCGTTTTCTCGGGCCACCTCGTCCGCTGTTTCTGCATCCAAGTCTGTGCCTGACTCAGAGGGTTTGTTTCCGACTACGGCCCCAGCGATTTCTGTAGACCCACGCATACCGGCACCAACAAGGCCACCCGTGGCACCAGCTTCAAGCAGCCGTCCTACCACCTCGCCGGGTGTGTATTTTGCTCCGGCTGCCCCGGCGGCACCCATGATAACGCCTTCTTGCGCCAGCTCTGTCCCGAACTCGACGACGGCTGTTTCGGCTACGTTGGCAACCGTTTGCGGCACACCTTTGCTGACAAGCAGCTTTGATAGTCCTTTGCTGGCAGCAAGCTCCGCAAGTTCCCGGCGTCCCAACCCCTCAAGAGCTGAAGTAATACCCAACTGGTCGAGCGCACCCATGAGGCTGCCGCCACCCAGAGACAGGAGTACGCGTGTGGAGTCGGACACGTTTTCCGCGCCGACCTTGTTCAGAATTTCCTCGTTGATCTCGCCGCCGTAAATGCTTGGGTTCAGAAGCGTTCTTAGTGGTCCGGCGGCGATGTTAGCTGCCATCTGGGGGCCGGAGGCAACCAAGTTCTCGCCCATGACCTGAAGACCGCTGGCAAGACCGCGAATTTCAGTTACGCGTTTGGGTGCAAAGCCTTCGCGTTCATACTCGTCGGCTCTACGTCGAGCGGAAGTTTCAGCCTCTCCGGGGCCGAGTGCGGCCATCGCTGCTGCACGGTCTTCGCTGGAGACATCAGGTCCGCCAACAAGCCCCCTCGGCACACCGTCGCGTTCTGTAGCACGCTGCCGCGCCCAGTTTGCTGCCTTACCCAAAAGGTTGGCTTCGCCTTTGGAGTTGGTCAGAAACGTGGAGTCGAAAACATCCCCCGCCCGCTCCAATGTTTGCCCCAAACCGCCACGCTCGGCGGCGATACCGGCTTCCCGTGTAAGCTGTTGGGAGTTCGCGATTGTTCTAGCTTCGGCCTGATCCCAGATTTTGGACATCCGGCCACGGTCGTTTGTGGGTGTCGGTGTTCTCGGCGTGTCGGTGTAGACGTTACCATAGGCGTCGGTGTATGTCTGCGCAGCCGTTGCACGGGCCTTGGCGCGATCAAGAGCCGCTTGCTGTTCCGGCGTAAAGCCTGAACCCTGTTCTTCTTCGTCTTGGTCGAAGTTGTAACCAACTCGGGCCAGTGCAGCTCTCTGAGCCTCAGTCCATGCCATAGTTGTTTCCTTTACCTAAAGAGGTCTTTGTCTTCTTCCGGCATACGATCCCACGTACTCTGGTCCACAATAGGTTTTCCGTTTGAATCCAACGGAACAGGGTCCGCCGAAGGTTTGTTGCTGGGGGGCTGTTGGGTCTGTGTTGGCTGCACCAGCCCGAACGTCTTCATAAACTCAAACTGCATCGCCCTTGCGGCCTCTGGGTCATCTTCTTGCAAGAGTAGATAGCCGTCACTGGACATTAACGAAGCCAAGCCGCGCAGCGCGATTTCTCTGTCCTTCGAAATACTGCCACCGGAAGTCTCAATTTCTTTCCACGTCTCTTCAGTCTGAGCTGTCAGTAGTCCGGTTCTGGCCTCTGTTTCCAACGTCTGAGTTTCTAGCAGTTCGGTTCTGGCTTCAGTCTGCTGGTTTTCGAGCTGCGCGGCGGCAATCTCCATGGCTTTGAACGGGTCACTGACCTGCGCCATGAGGCGCTGTTCGATACGTTTTTCCGCACCCTCACCGGTGTCTTGGTCGATGACAAACTCAGCACCGTCAGCGCGACGACCCATAACAACAACGGACCCACCGTCTCTCACGATGTAGGCGTCTACGCCATCCAAAACATTTTCGTATTCGTCAGCCATGGCGTCGAGACCGCCGTTCATGGCTGCGTCTTTCATTTTTGTTGTGAGGAGTGCCGCCTCTGTGCCGAGGCGAATGATCCCCTGTTTGTTTACGGTATCCATAACTCCAAGGGCGTATGGGTTCCCTCGGGTGGCTTTGCCGAACTCGCTGATAAAATACGCGTCTGCGTCGGCGTCTGTGCCAAAATCCATGTTCGCCATTTCAGAGATGATCTCAGACGCAATAAAATTAGCATCGCGCTGCTGCCCCGCAGTAACTGCGGTGTTGCCAGACTCTTCTATGGCAGCCCGCGACTCGGCCAAAATCTGATCTATGCGAGCTTGAGCAGTTTCCTCTGCGACAGTCCGTTGGCTCTCCGTCAAACCGACATTGGCTTCTTGGAGCCGAACCTGAAGGTCCGCAAGCTGGCTGGCAACAGAAGCGTTAGCCTCTGCGGTTTCAGCATTGGCTTCGTTAATGTCTGCACCGGCCTCGGAGCTTCTAATACGGGAGTCTACAGTGCCCTCATCTACATCAGCTTGTGCGCTAGTGCTGCGGTACTGGTTGTTCGCAGTGCCTACTCGCGAGTCCATCGTTTCTCTGGCGTAATCAATGTTCAGCTGCTGCCCAATGTTTGCCAGTGCCTGCCCCTCGTTGCCCAGCCCTTGGCCTACAACTTCACCCGGAAGAAGAACCTCGCGCCGGTTCATAATCGAACCGGTGTTCGCGGTGCTCATGTTTGTGTTGCTGATGTTTGCGTTCAACAAACCAGTGGCCCCAGCGCCCTGCTGGTAAATCTGGTCTACCTTAGTCGCCTCGCCAATGTCGTTGTCCCGCGACATAGCTCCGAGTCCTTCAGCGCTGGAGCGCATCCTAATTGCCCCTTCGGGGTCGCCATATTTGGTGTAAATGTCTCCAAGAGCTTTTGTGCGAGCACGATCTAGGGCCAGACCCTCAAGTGGGTTGCCAGAGTCATCTTTGAACTCTTGGCGGTTTACTTTGGCGACCTCTATCCTTTTCGCGGCATCTGTGAACGTGTCGTAGACCGCGTTAAAACTGTCAGTAAACTGTTGCCAACGGGATTTGCGGGCCATTATGCGACCTCCTTAAACTCGATGCCGAGCATCGCATAGTAAACGCTCTTGTATCCGTTATCGGATGTGACCACAGCATCTGGGTAAACCAGCTCAACTTCGTCAGCCATGACGCCGATATACTTCTTCTGCGACGGGTCACTGATATAATTGAACTCGTACAGGCTGAGACCGGTGCGTTGGTCAACGCCCACCTCTCGGATATTTTCCTTGAGGCGTCGATCCGATCCGAAAGCAGTATAGAGTGAAGCCGCGCCGCCGAGGGCACCACCAAGATCGCCCAAGAAACTGTCGTTAGAGTTAATGTATGCAGTCGTCTGCGCGTTGAGAACATTACCCAACCCTTGCAGTTTCATCTGTTGGCCAGAAGCGATGGTGCCGGAGCCGATAGCCATGTTGCCCATGTAATTCTGACCAGCCGACTGGATGTTTTGGCCTGCGGCAGACCCGGCATTGACCGCGCCACCATAAGCGCCGAGTGATGTACCTGCCAAGTTTCGACCAATGCCAGCAGCATCCAGAGATCGAGCGTAGCCGAGTTGTTCTGCCTGTCGGCGTGTTCCAGTCATAGCCCCCGCTCGCTGGGCGGCCAGACCTAATTCGCTTGCGGCATTGATACCGGCGAAACGTCCCGAGTTCGGGTTTACGCCCATAGAAGCTGAGGCCCGCTCGTTGGCAGATCGCGTTCGGCTGAACGCCAGTCCCGCGTCAGCGGCTGCTTGGCTTGCAAGCTGCTCTCGATACCCGTCGGTGTTGAACTCTGTTGCCGACTCTACGATACTTTTTTCAAGAGGGCGGTAGGTGTCCCTCATGTAGCTGTAGTAGTCCTGTGCCTGATCCATCTGCTGCCGCTGGGCTTCAGCTTGGAGTCCCGCAACGTCTTCTAGGAAAGGCTTAACGTCGTTATATTGCTGCTTAGCAAAATCCAACTGCTCACGGCCCAGACCGGCCATAATGCGTGCGGATTCCTCGCTCGCCTGAGCTAACTGGCTGTAGTCTGGGGCTTCTGAACGCTTACCGCCCATGACGCTTTCCTCTCATCGCATTTTCAGGCCAAAGCACCAAGACGATAACATCTTCGCCATGTTGACCTGCGCCTTTCAGTCGGGCTTCCTCAACGAAACCCAAGTGTTTATCGAACTTCAGAGCTTTCCGGTTGGTTTCTTCAACAAGCCCCGTGAGCCGCTTCAGTTTGCAGTGCTCAAACGCGTACTTCCGACCGTGCTCAACCAGCTCAAACAACGCCCTGTGTGGGGTGGTAATCGCCACGTGAACCATAGCGTTCACCCCGTTAAAGTTCTCGAACACAAGACCCGCCGTAAGCTCTCCGTCCACCTCTAGCCCCATCGCGTAACACCCGTTCCAGAGCGTCTGCTGCCCAACCTGCTTCGCAACCCAAGCAGCGACCCTATCTTTCTGGTCGAAGATGAGGCGGTGTTGTGCCATCAAATGTGCTCACGCGTGTCCATTGTAGATGTGCATACCACAATATATGGTTTTTTGACCAGAACAATGCTTACATGTTAGCTTATCTCCTGCGTTCCTCAGCTACTTGGTGTTGGTGCAGTAAGTTTCTTGCCCGCTCAATGTCCTTGTAGTGCGCCCCTGCACAGTGTCCTTTTCCGAACACAGCGTCGATAAATCGTTCTAACTTCCACCCGCAGCGGTGTGATCGCCCGGATGTGCTTTCGTTGGGGTTTGTGTCCGTGTGATCCCAAAATGGGTTGGACACGTTCAAGAGTTGAGACAGGGCGTCACCTATCTTGTGCCACCGGGGGCTTGGGTCATGTGGCATGTCAAACCTCACGGTTGGGGCAGCCCTGCGAGGGCGGTATCGAGTGCTGCTAAAGCAGCTTCAATCTCCGCTGCGGTCGTCGCGCCAGAGATAGCGCCGCTAGCGGTCATTCGTGCGGCCTCGATGAGTGCAGCAACAGAGCGCCATTGATTGCCCATTGTGAGCCAGAGGTTTGCAAGCTCTGTTGGGTTTGCAGCCGTAATTCCGGTTTCTGCGCCCAAGAGCGGGTAATCAGCAAGGACCGGTGCTGCCTCTGCCAGATAGGCTTTGGCCTCGGCTTCTTTGGCTTGGTAGATCGCGTCCTGCCCCGGCAGGTCGGTGATGTAGGCTTCGCGGGCGTGCGTAACCTTCCGGCGCACAAGGTTTGCAGCAACAACCTTCGCCTGTTCTAAGGTTTCCCCAGCGAAAAATGATACCCAAGTGCCTTGAGCGTGGTCAAACAAGTACCCGTCGCCGGGTTTTGGTGGTTGTTCGACAATCACGCCGCTGTCGATGTAGTGCGTGTCTGGCGATACCGTGTCGTCACACTGGATCGGAGGTGCGCCGTTGACCAGACCGGGGCTGTATTTTGCAACCACCATGCTACCGTCTTGGAGCCATGCGTACTTCATCGTTTTGTCCCCATTATGCGCAGCGTTGGGTTAATGATGTCGAAGGCGTTGTTGGTGCCGTTGTCGTTGTCCCATCTACTGTTAAAGCATTTCACCTTCACGTTTGTCGTGCCTGCACTGTTGGGTTTTACGATGGTAGTCAGGGTCACAGGCATAGAAAACACGGTGTTGCCGCCGCTTGATCTGATACCGGCCTTCTGGCGCAGTACCTCGGTGTCGTTTATTTCGATGGTGAACATGCCGAAGCTGTCTACTGTGAACGTGTTGTCCATGTAACACTCAAAAGTGACAATGAACCCGCCTCGCGCAAACAGGTTTACGCCGTCAATTTGAATGTTCTGGCTGAACACGGTTTTAGGGTTCAAGTAGTTGTCGCCGGTGGTGACGCGCTTCGTACCGGTGGTAAACTCCAAGTCGCCAAAGATTGCCCGCTCTTTGATAAAATCCGCGACTATACCACCCTCAACGATCAGCGGTGTTTGCGCGACAGGTTGAAGCTCCACGTCTTCGATACAGGCATCGTAAACCCCGCCTTCGAAGGCAACCCTAACACCGTAGGTGTTATCCACTGTGCTAAGGCTTGGCAGCTTCAAGTTGCCTGATAGGCGGCGTTTGCTCGGGCCTGCAAACGTGGTCGAAAACCGCCCGTCGCCCACATAATTCCCCTCCGCGTCCTTGCAGAGTGCCCACACTTCGACGGTAGTGGCGTAATACTCCTTGATGATAACCCGATCATTTGCCGTTGCGCCAAAGCCGATAGAGACCGCACTATTTCCGGTTTCGTGGATTTCAGTATATTCGTTGGGTTCAAGGATGCGCCCGCCAACACACACCTCCAAAGTGTTTGGGTCAAAGTCACCAACAGAGAAACGGGACTGGTCAGCGGTCGCTGTGAAGGTCCAAGTGTTTTTTACGCTGGCACCGCCGATGCTGAACGCCGTAAAGGCAACAGACAACTGCTCGCTAGATGTGACTTTGTAAGGGCTAATGTGTGTGTCAGACGACTTAGAGCCTGTGCGCAGGCCGAAGAAGTAATCTCCGACGGGCGCAAGGAGCGTCATACGAGCGCCTTCATACCACCGCGCCGAAGACGTGGTGGAAACGCCGCTTGCCGCAGTCAGCGCTTCGCCAGTTGCAGTGTTCGTGCTGGTCGTAAGGTAAGTGTAGTTATCCGTTCCGGTGAACCTGTTGCCGTTCGAAAACACGCCATCAGACGTATACCTTTGGGCGACAACGGTGCCATCCACGTAAACGGAGACACCGGCGCTGGCTCCATCTACAGCAATAGCGTAGTCGTGGGCTGCGCCGTCTTTGAAAAAATCCGCCGTTGTGAGGTCAATGCAAAGTCCACCGTTGTAGGACGTGTTCCCAGCCATCGAAATGGAGCCGTCACCGACCCGGATGCGCAGGGTGTTGCCGCTGTCCCGAAGGCCGATCCATATGCCAGACGCATTTGCGCCTGCCTCAAAGATAAGACCGTTCCCCGCACCAGAGGTGATAACCAGATCGCGCAAACGAAGAATACCGCTGAACTTAACAGCCGTGATGTCTGCCATGGTGTGGGCACCGGTTGTGCCCGAAATAAAACTCTCAGAAGCAGTCACATCAGGGTGGATATACACCCCGTCATAGGCTGTCTTGCTGGTAAGTGGTAACTCCCCGCCCGTGTTGAATGTAAGCCCATCCCACAACGTGTTGTCAGTCACCAAACCGTCAGGGATTAGGTTGGTCAGATCGCGCGGCTTTACAGTTAATTTTTCAGCCGTGATTGAGCCAGCAGCTAGACGGGCAACGTCGAGAAAACCTGTTGTGATCTTAACCGCATCTAGGCTTTCGATGTATGCGTTTTTGATAGCCGCAGAGGCTATGTATGTTCCTACGTTCGCGGGAGTGATTTGGTCCAAAGTGGCAAACCCACCTTGGTTGGCTATCGCCAATGCAACATTGTCGCCAGTGACGTCGGCGTTATCTGCTGGTTTTCCGGTGCCTCCAACATTTGACCAGTTGAGGGCGGTTCCAGCAGCCAGAATAATGTTTCCAGCTAGGTCTTTGATACTCAACCCGCGAGTATCAATCTTTCCAGCCGCAATGCTTCCAGCCTCAATTCTGTCGGCGCTCAAAAAGCCGGATGTGATTACGTTCGCGTCCAAGTTTTGGATGTAGGCATCCAAGATGGTGGCGTCGGCGATGTGCGCCTCGTCGATCACGCCCACCCCGATCATCGCGTTGTTGATCGTACCGTTGCCGATGAACGCGTCGGAGATATAAGTGCCTGCCGGAACCGTGCGCCCGTTTATGGTGGTCGGAGTGGTCCGGACGATAAAAGGAGTTGAAGGCGCTGGGTCTGTCCCGCCGGGTGTTCCTATAGCGAAGCTGTCAGATCGAACAATGAATGAACTGCTCGGCACGCCATCAACTTCGGTGCTGGCCAAACCAAAACCAGAAACGTATCCGTTGACATCTACTTTGACAGTGTATTGGGCGAATAAGTCTCCGGTTTCCGCAGCTCGCGTAGACGCCTCAGTGACAACGGCGGCGTGGGCAGCCGCAAGACCGGTGGTGGGGTCGTTAATAGAAGATTGTATGCCTGAAATCGCGGTAGCTTGAGTCGAAAGTTCTCCCTCGTTATTGTTAGCGATGAGTTGAACCGCATCCAGCTCAACAGAGATGGCTGAGAGGCCGGTAGTTGGATCGTTGACGCTTGTTTCCAGCGTACTGACACGACTGGTGATAGCGGTAATATCACCTTCTGCGTCTGAAACACTTGTTTCCAGTGCGCTTATCGCGCTGGCGTTTGCCACAACCCCGGTGGTTGGATTGTTGACTGTGTTTTGGAGCGATGTGACGGCTGAAGATGTTGAAGTAATCGTTCCCTCAGCCGTAGTGACGCGGGTATCCAACGCTGTAAGAGCATCCGCTGTGGCTGAAAGGCCGGTCAGTGGGTCTTCTACTACGTTCTGCAAAGCGGTGAGGTCAGACGCAATGGAAGCATCCGCCGTCGCGCGGGCTGTTTGTTCGTTCACGATAGCAGAAGTGTTTGAGTCCACTACGGCTGTAAGCGTCGTAATGTCCGAGGCCAGTGCATCGTCTGCCGCCTTTCGGAGAGTCTGTTCGTTGCTGATCGCGGTGCCTCGTGCCAGCGCTTCGGCAGCTATAGCGTCAGCACGAGCTTGCGCTTCGGCGGCCAATCGCTGTGCCACCGACCCTAGCATACCCTCTGGACCGTCAATCAGGTCTATGCGTGCGCCCAGATCAATAAACAACTGACTTTCGGTAATCTGTCCTTCCAGAAGATCAAGCAAAATGGTCGGGTCTGGGCTGGTGCTGCCCTGTGTCCCTTCTACAGCGTTGTATGGGCCTTTCTCGTCGGCAATGTTGACGAACCGCGCCCAGTACCAACGTGTGGCTTCTTCCCCCAAATTGTGCGCGAAAACAGCGCCGGGAGACATGCCGATCATTACGGCATCACCCAGTACGGGCACACCGCCACCCTCTGGTTCTTGTGCGGCCCAGATTTCTGTATACGCGTGGCCAAGGTAGTTCGGCGCATCCCAAGACACGATAATGTTCGCAAGTGCTCCGAGAGCTTGAAGTCCTGTCGGTGCAGGTGGAGTCACGTAGTTTCCGGTGCTGCCGTCCGGCAAATTATCCAGAGCGTCGGATACTTGCCCGATTGATCGAAGCAGGCGCTGCTCAGCTGCCGAGAGCGCAGTTTCTTGGCTGTCTAAGGCTTCCCGTACCCGATCAGTAAAGGTTCTGAGGTCTCGTGGGATGTTGCTGGTGACGGTAGGAAGTTTACTCATTGGCCGAGTTCCGTCATGGAGTTAGCCATGCTGACAGAGAAAACCTGAGCACCGCCTTCGAGTTCGAGTTCCCAGTCCCGACCGACCTTGGCGGGCAGACGAAATGGGTTTCTGGAAGTCACTGTTTGCGTGTGTATAGTCACACCATCCGAAATCACGCGGAGTGTCATTGGGTACGTCTCGGCCTCTACCTGCGCACAGGAAAAACCCTTGATCTCAGGCTGAGTGAAGACCTTTGACCGCCAGACGTAGTTTTTGAAACTTCCGACGTTCCAGACTTTCACTGTGCGGTCGGCAAACGCCAAAAATAGCTTATCCCGCTGAAGGTCTCGGAAACCGGCAGTCGCATAAATGTCGTGCAGAATAAACTGCCCGGTTCGCATGTCGTACACGAACCCGCCTTGGGTCACACCGTTATCGTAGAAAGCAATGTATTGGTTGTCATGTTGGTAGGCGTGGATGCTTTCGGGCGCAAAATAAGACTGCCACTGGACGTAGCTGAACAACTCTTGGGTTATGATCCTAGAGCCGCCGGGGGACAGCATCATAAGACCGTCCGGTGCTGCGTAGACCACAGTACCGCCGAAGCTGACGATGCTGCGTTTCGACACGCAGGCTTGTTCGAGGTCTGACTTAACTACCGCCACAGCGTCTGGGCTGGTGCCTTGTATGAGATAAGGTACGCCGGTGGTCATAACCGCGAGGGTTGTGTCCATGCGACCAAGGCCGACAACTGGGTAGTCAAGCGTTTGAATATACACCTCGGGCCAAGCGAACGGCCTATATGGTTCGCAAAAATACACGTCCCGCCCACGGAAAGCCGCCATCATACCGTTCGGCATGTTAACCAGACCTTCAAGATCATCCGGAGGCTGGTTCCACAAAAGGGACGGAAGCTCCTCGCCCAGAGAGTCCGATGCCACGTTGTCCAAAAATGTCGAGGCGGCGGCTGTCGTCTCACCGACATACAGATAGACCCCGCTCACCGAGCGGTACACTCGCTTGTGCGTTATGTTGTACAAGCCGGTTGGGAGCGTTGCGAAGTTGGACAACGTAACAGCTTCGGTTGAAGTTACTGACACGTTAGCAGATGCGGGCGCAGGCGCGGACTCGAACTCAAAGCCCGACTCTTTGCTTACCCAAGTGTACGTGTAGACGCGCGTTTCTGCGACCTCGCCTTCTGCTGGTGTTCCCCCAGCGGTAACGGTAGCAGCCCCAGTGGGTGCTGGAAGGCCCAGCCGCCGCGCCGCAGCGGGGTAGTTTGAGCCTGACAGTGCGAGTGCAGAATAAGTCGCTTTCGGTACACCGTCGCCAGTGTAGAACGTCCACTCCGAGGTGTCGCCAGCGATCTGGCTGCGAGCAACGTCTACGTCTGACGTAAAATGGAACCAATACTGTGTGTCGGAAACCGTGTCTTGGCCGTAGCGGTATATGGTCTGTGGCGTTCCTGCCTTTGGCAAGGTCAGCAGCGACGATCCAACATCTTTCAGAGGCTCAATGCTGCCTGAAAACACAGGGCAGTTTAGCGCAATCTGCGCCTGACCTTCGCCTAGATACCGAGGCGGTATTCTAGGAGCGATGCCCTTAAAATCCTGTATTCTTATCACCGCCACGTCGTAATTCCTCGCTTAGTCCCACTGACCGAGTATCGCCAACAAACGCACACCAGTTCGCCTTGCCTCAGTCATGTCGTCACCAGTCAGGCTAATTGCATGTGCGCGGGCTTCTGGTTTGGCCGCATCAAGCAAAGCCGCCGCTCTACCTTCCGAGGTATTCGCGCAGCCACTTAATGCTGCCGCTGTCATCGTCAGGCAAACCACTCGTAGCATCTTGCGCATCTTCGGCTCCCTCCTTGTAGTCCTCAAGGTGACGGACTGCTTGGTTTTGGCTTTCCCACCAGATACCCGCCAAGAACGCGCCTCCGACGACTGTAGCGAACACTGCTGCGAAAACTGCGGCGAAATACAGGTTGCTCACCGGTCCCCGGCCCCCCACTTTCGCAATCTCTCGCGGACGATCCACAGCAAAAACAGCGCGGAGACCGCCGCAGTCCCGAGCAGGATATACTGCGTTATCGGATCGAGTTGGCTAAACGCTTGGAAGTAGCCGACACCGCTCGCAGCCGCTGTCCCTGCGACAGCACGGATGGTTGTGGACTGCGTTTTGCTGGTCCGCTCCATTCGGCGGATGGAGAGCAACTTGTTCGCTGGATAGGCGCTGATGTTGACTTGATTGCGCTGGTTGCCTCCAAGCGTGTAAATCATGCCGTCTGCGTGGCGGTCGAAAAACCCGACATGCCCCTGCCAGCTATCCGGCGACCCGCGCCAGAACACCACCACATCTCCCGGCTGCGCATCTTTCAGGTCAACGGGCTTACCCCAGTCAATGTAAGACCGAGCCGTGAGTTTGCCTGTGTGCGAATAGCCGCACCGCTTGAGCATCGAGCCGACAAAAGCCGCGCACCACGCGGTGTCGTCATTCATCGCGGGAAAGCCTACATCATCGAAATAGGCATCAACGCGCGGGTTCGACCCCTCGGCCCATTCCCATGTGCCGATCTCCATTTTGGCTAGGTCGTAGACGTTTCGCATACTACTGCCCCTGCTCAATCCGCTCTAACCGTGCCTCAATTCGGCCCAGCACTTGCAGCACGGCGTTGTTGCGTTCTTCGGCGCGAGCAAGACTGCTTTCAACAACCCTAACTCGGCTCTCCAAGGCAGTCGCTTGGGTGCGCCTGTTCTCACTTTCCTGATCTAGACTTTTACTTAAAGCTGAGATGTCTTTACTTGTTGCTGCGCTGCGTTCCGACAGGACACCCCACGCAACTGCAATAGTCGTCAGGAGAGCCGCCAAATTGATAATGCTCCCGAGGGATATGCTCTGGTCAACTCTCGGCATCAGGCGATCTCACCGTCGATAGAGACGTCCAAGTACCCCTCGTTCGGGTACGTCTCAATTTTCCCGTCTGCGAATGTAACTTCGAACTCCACCTCATAGTCTCCGGTAGACGCTGTGTCGGAAGCCGCCCACTCGTATTTTACCGTGCCTGTCAGATCGTTCACGATGGAGGCATTTCCGACAACTGGGGTTGATCCACGGCGCGAGCTTCGCATGTGGAACTTGACGGTTGCCCCCGTCAGAACAACTACAGACTTATCTGGGTGCTTCAGGTCGGCCACGAAGTCCGGCGACGTGTCACCCTGTTTGATTACAAACGCCATGGCGTGCTCCTGAATGTTGCGCCATCCTCGCAAAAAGCGCATGAGTTTTCAAGTGTGCTCACGTGTTAACACATTAAGCTGCGTTTTCCGACTTCACCACCTCAACCAAGTTCTCGGTCTCCCAGACAATAGCATAGTTTTTGCCCCCCGAACGGACCTCCACAGAGTTTGTTGTGTCGCGCACAGATACGCTATTCTTCGACCTGTTTGTTGTTATCGAGTTTTTGGATTGGCGGACTGTGGCAGTAGAAACACCATCCGAGACATCGTAAACCGCCTCTCTGCCAAACGCCGGGTTTATGTACGGGTTCCCTAGGTGTGGCGGGCCGTACAACACGTCATCCGTGTAGAGTGGGACAAAAACCGTAATGTTGGTCCCGGAGACCTCTACCGGCAAAGTGTTTATGTTTGCCGCAACAAGAACATGTTTCTGGGCAAAAGGCGGGCTGCCCACCGTTGGTATCCCAAGAGCAACGGCAGCAGCGTCAAAGCGTACAGTAATGGTAGCTGTCGCCGCCGGTACGGACGGTGCTGCTGTCTGGATCGACTGGGCAGTTAGGTTGTGCTCTTGAGCGAGGGCACCAGACCCGACGGATGGTGCTGCTGTCTGGATCGACTGGGCAGTTAGGTTGTGCTCTTGAGCGAGAGCACCGGACCCGATGGGTGGTGCTGCTGTCTGGATCGACTGGGCAGTTAGGTTATGCTCTTGAGCGAGAGTAGCGGACCCAAGGGATGGTGCCGCAGTCTGGATCGACTGGGCAGTTAGGTTATGTTCTTGAGCGAGAGTAGCGGACCCAAGGGATGGTGCTGCTGTCTGGATCGACTGTGCAGTAAGGCTGTGCTCTTGAGCGAGAGCAGCGGACCCAAGGGATGGTGCCGCAGTCTGGATCGACTGTGCAGTTAGGGTTTCATCCTCATAAGCTGTCGCCGCCGGTACGGACGGTGCTGCTGTCTGGATCGACTGGGCAGTAAGGCTGTGCTCTTGAGTGAGAGTAGCGGACCCAAGGGATGGTGCCGCAGTCTGGATCGACTGTGCAGTAAGGCTGTGCTCTTGAGCGAGAGCAGCGGACCCAAGGGATGGTGCCGCAGTCTGGATCGACTGTGCAGTAAGAGTGAGAACACCCGAGTCAACAACACCATCATCCGCAAGCGGAGCGGCGGCTAATGGTGAAAATCCGAGCATGGCTTAGGCTCCTACGGCCAGTATTGATCGTCAGTGTAGTCAGCCGGTATTGGGTCCATTTCACGCAACGCTTTAGCCGCGAAAATGATGGTCGTCTCTACTGCCGCCGCTGCTTGGCCGAAGGCAAAGGTGGTCGGCGCGTCCATTTGGATCAAAGAGTTGTCAGAGGCGATCCATGTAAATGGATTGGCACCACCATGCCAAAAGTAGTTTCCAGCAACCGCTCCTTGCCCCATTGCAAATCCCGCCAGTGCCGCAGCGCCAGTAATGCGCGACATTGACTTTGGATCACGTTGAAACATTACTCCCTGAAACTCAAAATCCATGACAAGCCGACGATCACGTTCTTCGTTTACTGCATCGGCTGTTGGAAGGTTCTCTGCCGTAAACTCCATTTCGTATGGAGCATCTGGTGCGTTTGGCAATGTCAACCCAAACGGACTTGGCTGGTTTTCAATCTCCTTGAGTGCTGTGCGATACTCTTTAATCGCCAGAGGGACAGCTTGTCCCTTTCCAACAAAATCAACCACCCACTGATCAGATTGGGCCAGAAGACGATCACGTTGGTTCTTTACAGCCTGCCACTTGATAGCCAATTCCGAAGGTGTAGGGTCTTCAACAGTCCATGCGTTATTGACCCAGATAGCTTTTTGGCCGGGAGCCAGTGTGGGTTTTTCAGGACAGATCACAAAGCCAAGAGTATTCAACTCAGCCTCTGACTTGCCCTTGTGTTCTTGGGGTAGCTTCTGAGGCTGTGCGCCCATGTATGAGACCAGCATTATACGTCTCCTGTGTTAGTAGATGGGAAAGCGCGTTCCGGACCCCAGATAATGCGGACTGCGCCGTGTGCGCCATTTATGGATGCGTTAACACCGTCTGAGCCACCGGAGCCAGCGCCGTAAACTCCCGGAGAACCAGAATTAAATCCACCAGAGCCGTTGCTCCCGCTTGAACCTCCACCACCACCAGAGCCATGGCTTGTTGTGCTACCGCCGCCGCCACCGCCGGAAACTCCCTCCCCTAAAAGGCCAACTCCGCCACCGCCACCAGCGCAATAAGAGTTATCTGAGCCGCCGCCACCGCCTCCTGCGCCACCAGTTCCAGCTAGTCCTGAATTCTTACCAGCCCCGCCTTTTCCGCCTGATCCGCTGTACCCTCCAGCGCCACCGCCCCCGCCGCCAGCTCCACCCCCGTCTCCTCCATTACCACCATTGCCGCCAAGTGGGTAGTAAGACCCGCCCGGACCTCCGGGGTCTGAGCCGGCAGTAGAGCCGCCACCCCCGCCGCCTCCATAAACAGTACCGGTGTTTATGAAATAGCTATCAGTTCCGTTTGATGTGGGCGGTTCTCCTGATGTGTCGCCGCCCTCTCCTACGACTACCGCATAACTTTGACCGGGAGTGACAGGAATTGAGTTGACGTAACCCAGACCGCCGCCGCCGCCGCCACCGCCGCCAGCGCTGTAATAACGGCCTGCACCGCCACCACCTACGCATACCACGTCAACTTGATAGACGTTGGCAGGACAAACCCATGTATGTGTGCCGGGTGCAGTGTAAAGTGCCTGCCCGCTATCGCTTGTCGGGTCCACTTGGCTCGTGAACGTCGAGATTACTTCCCAAGTGTCAATCTCTGGATAGTAAAGTTCCAAGCCATCCAATGTGGTGTTGTAGAACAGCATTGGAGCCAGAGGAGATGCAGGACGCTCCGCAGACGTACCGCTCTCAATGTATTTGATCGCATCCAGCGTGTAAGTAATCTCGCTGTCGATTGCCCACTTGGTTCCGTCCCACCTAAACGTAAAACCGTTTTCCGTGTGGGTGTCGTTGAGAGCCGGAGCGTTGGGGAAGTTGATAGCCATGCTTACACCAAGTTTGAGAAATACTGATTTGCAGGAACCATTTTGTCCTGAGATACAGGTGTAACGGTGCCTTCAATCACAATGCCCGCCATAACCATAGCTGCCGTGCCGGGATAGTTATATGTTGCTGTCTGGCTTAATCGGCTGGCGCTTTGCGGATCACATCGAGCCATTGCAAAAGAGCTGTATTCGTTGACAGCTTTATCCATTTCAGTGTCGATACCGGACCATGTAGTGCTTAGGTTATTATCGTTGCTTCCTACCAAAAACAGCGCCAAAGCATTTGCGGGAATATCCATAGTCACGCTTATCGAGGCTGAAGCCGTACTGGACTCACGTCCTGCTGTCGCACTCGCTACTTTACCGAAGTCAGTCACGGTGTATTGGTAAGCCGCCGCTCGATACTGATTGGCACCTGTCGTCACAACCAATGTAGAAGATGCGCTACCGTCAGAGACTGCCGTGCCAAAAGCAGCAATGCTTTCCTGCCCCGTTGCAACAGTGGTGACTTCTAGATCAACAGGATTGCCGTTGTAGGTCATACTGATAACTTGGTTATTGCCAGCATAACCTTCAGAGACAAAAGCAAATAGGAGCGTTTCCCCCGCAGCAGGCGCACCCCCTGCTGGTGTCAAAGTGAAGGTATAAACACTTGTATTTGTTCCTATAAGATGGTTGGCAGGATTATCTAAGTTGGGAATGTCCCGAATAGGGGCAGCATATTTAGGCAGCATTGAATACATACCGCCATCCAATGGATCGCGAGCAATCCCCCGAAACCCACCATTTCGGTAAACGCTATCCATTAACTGATGTCCTCATACGAGGCGACAGCTTCAAGATCACCATCGACACTTGCGGTCAGACGAATATGTTCATCCTCTTTGACGTAGATCGTGGTCTCTTTGGAGACTGCAATAAAGGACGAACCAGCGGGGATGGATACACCTTTGGCAATGTGAAAACCTGTTCCCCCGATCACATGCTCGATGTTAACAGTCGCTGAAGCTGCACCGTCTACATTGGCGACGATCAGAGTGTTCAGCTTAAAGACTTTGCCAGATGCCGCAGCGTTAGATACGAGGTTTGTCGGAACAGTTGTGACTGCCATCCCAGCGCTTTCACCTCGGATCGCTGTCAGCGTTGCAATATCTGGATTTGCCATGTTTTGTCCTTATCCGAAAATGATTGCCATGGCGGTCGCATGAGCCGTGTTGCCCACAGCACCAGCCGGACCTTGAGCACCCTGTATGCCCTGTATGCCTTGGATACCTCGCAGCCCAATCGGGCCAGACAGACTTACCCACTGAGAGCCATCAACGTCCGTGTAGTATCCGTAGAGAACCATCTGAGTGCTATCGACCCATAGATCACCTGCGCTTGGGGATACCGGAGCCGTGTCAGAGATAGCTATTGAAGCTCCTCCTCCTCCCCCTCCAGCACCAAGAGCTGCAATAGCCTGTGCTACTCTCTGAGCCGTCCAAATGCGTTCTGTTGTGGCTGTCCCGGCTTCGGCTTCCGCTTGGGGAACCACAGTAGGAAAGTCCGCCGCCAGCGCCGACACATAAATGACCGCATCGCCAGACAGGTTAATGGCTGCGCCTGCATTGCTACTTTCAGACGGTGTTCGACTAAGCGTTGTGCCGGTCGCCGTGTATACGCCCGTTCCGATTTCCCACGCGGTCCCGTCTTCGATCACATACCGAACGGTATCGCCGTCCGCGACACCAGCGGCGGCGAAAGTCTGAAACCCGTCAGCCGCCGCGCCGAGCGTGATGGTCCCGGTGCCAGTGGTCGCGGTCGAGACCTTTGCGCGATTAACGAGTTTAGGCATGTGTTACCTCATTAGGCAGGGTCCGGAATACCGATTGTAAACGCCCCGAGGGTAAACGAGTTTCCGGTGCTGACACTTTGCGAAGCAGTCAAAGCGCCGGTGGCGAGTAGGCGGCTATTCACTGTATCCACGATGGCATAGTGTGTTGCGGTTCCGGTGCCTGTAACCGAGCCGTCCGTGATCGCAGCCACAGTCACTTCTCGACCGCCGCCAGTCCGGTCAGCTGGTGCCCCAACGGACAAAGACGTACTGTTTCCCAACGTGTGTGTTGTAGTAGCACCGGCGTAATCAACCGCCTCTTGCGATGTGATGTGGATCGCGTTTGCTTCGGTGTCCAACACGGTAAGGCCGTTGTCGAAAACCCGATCTCCGAGGAAAGCCATATCTAACTCCTGCTATTATGGTCTCAGGCTAGTGGCCTCATTGCCACCGTAAGGTTTGATCGTCTTGTGTCACGTCCCTTGGCATCGTCTACACATCTCCAAAACTTGGAGTGGTAGTAGTCCGCCCTCTCGGCATCGCTCCATTCTTTGTGTGGGACTGCCATGAGAGTGGCCAAAGCGCCGTAAGTCACGGTCTGCTGATGATCTTCGTAAACGAAGTCCGGAACACCGGACGCACCGGCACTTGGTGCCAGAACCATCGTGCCTTGGAACGTGTATTCTGCGTCTGGTGTCGGGAAGAACTTAACCGTCTCGTCACCATAGACCGAAAAACGCAGGGGCTTTCCCTGCGGATGGTCTGGTGACTCTGTGTGGTACAGATCAGTTACCCTGTGGAGTTTGGCACCGTCCAAGTACAGTGCCGGTATGCTCTCCAGACGTGATTGGCCGAACGTGGAAACCTTGTACTCGTTAATCCCGGCCACAGTAACTTCTGGGCCTAAAACATCACGCCAAATTTCAGCACGCTTGCACAGGTTTTCCGCAGCCGTCTGGAGGTGATAGTCTATCGTCACCTCCGGACAGCCGGGAACGTGCGGTTGCACGTGCGGATAAAAGGTTTTCCACGGCTCAGCCATCTTAGACGCCGCTCACCGCGCTGTCGTCAACAGGGTTACTAGCCGAGTCTGCCTGCGCTTTCACCCCGAGTGCGGAGTTAAACGCTTGGTACGCGGCAGTAGCGCGAGCCTCGTTAGCACCGTACTCAGCGTCCTTGGAGTACGCACGGTACAGAACCCAGTCGATGATCGGAGACATGTAGATGTCGTCAAGCAAAATGACATCGGCCTGAGAGCCGCTAGGGTCCAGCTCGGACTCAGTGAGTGAGTGGATACCGGGCGTGTCCGCGAACACAACTTCGAGTTCTGTGGACGCCAGAGCTGGCGGATACACAAAAAACTCTTTCGGTTGTCGGGCGTCGAACATCCAGTGCTGGATGTCTACTGTTCCGGTTTCCGAGTGCCATGCGGGTCGCTGGTCGTCTAGGACGCTACGCTGGATGAGGCGCACAGCTTGTTTGTTAGAGCCTGCGGCCAAGTTTCGAGTGACGTCTAAAAGGCGCAACGCCGACGGGTGCTGGGCAGTAAGAACCTGCCGGGTACCTGCCGCACAAGTAAAACTTTCAGCCTTCGCCGTGGCGTCCGGGCGGACAAGAGTGATGGCGTGATACGCTTCGTTGAGCCAGTTCTGAAGCTCAACCCGGGGCCAGCGCACGTTGCTGTCCTGAAGGACGTCCTCAACGCGGCGGATGATGTCAATGACGCGGACAACAGACATTTCACGTCCCTCTATTATGCGTCAGAAGCAGGCGCTTTTGCCTTTTTCTGTTTGGTGGAGCTTTGCTCATTAAGAGCAGCTGCAATCTGCTCGCCTTCTTCGGTCAGCTGCATCTGTGACTCACCCATGCGAGCGATGATGACGAGCTTTCCGTCGATGCGGGCTGTGGCGCGGTTACAGGCGATCTCAGCCTGCGTGAGTTCGATCAATTTCCACGGGTCCATGGGTGTATCCTCTGTGTAGTTAGGGGGGCCGAAGCCCCCCAAGTTCAGGTTTACGCAGCAGCGCCAACCAGAGCAGTCACCATGGCTTCAGGCTTCAGAACCTTGCGACCGTAGACAGCCAGACCGCGAACGATGTCGCCGAAGTCTGTCTGGTTGCGGAGCGGTTCAGTCTTGCTGATCTGCGAAGCAAACGAGCAAGCGTGCTTGGTGCCAGCAACCATTAGGCGGCGAGCCTTGGCACTGGCAACAGCGCCACCAGTGGACGTCGCGGACAGACCCGGAACCAGAGCCTTACCGGCTTCGCCGCGCGGCAGCAGGTTCGACACGTAGACCGAGAAACGGTCCAGCATACCGATCTTGCCGGTACGGATAGTCGAGGACGCATCACCGGTGAAGTACGCTTGCGCGATGTCCGTCTGCATCAGCAGCTGACGGTCGTATGGGGTGATAATCAGCCAGCGGCCATCTTCCGGCACGTTCTGTTCGTCGAGCGCCGCAGACATGCGGAGGATCGCGTCGAGAACATTTTTCGGAGTCGCTTGGTCAATCGGGGCTACATCCGTACCGAGGTTGTAGTTAGCCGACAGAGCACCTGCGGTGGCACCGGCGTTCGCAGCCGCAGCACCTTCCGTCACGAACCACTGGAAGAACACTTCGTTTTCGATGGCGATCTTCAGCTGCTTCGCCGCGTCATCGGTAAACATGTTCATCAAGTCCATGTCGGCCTGATGCGCGAGCACGTCGTTGACCTGCACGCTGAAATACTTGCCCTTGTTGATCTGCATGTCGGTGTAGATCGGGGCCGGTACTTCACTCGTCAGGCTGGAACCAGCGCCGCCGTAATCACGGATGGTGATCGACGGTGCGGTGCGGATGCGGATCGTATCGCCTTGGTTCTTGATTTCGCCTTCCCAGTCGGTGTTGGCGATTTCAGTCATCATGGTGCTCACGTAGAACTTCGCGTTCAGCTTGTTCGACCAGAGTTGCGGGATAAAACCGCCGGAGTATTCGGGGCTGGTGGTAAAATCACCAGTGGTGGGAAAAACAGCCATTTTGGCCTCCTACATAGTTGGGTCCAACGACTGCTTACGTGTTAGCACTTATGCTCGCACGCGACCTTCGAGGTACGCAGTCGTCAATTCAGCTTCAAGTTTGGCCGCCTCGTCCACTTTTCCTCGCGTGTTCAAAACCCTGATCTTGTCCCAAGCTGCCTTCACTTCACCGGCAGAATAAATCTTGGAGTCTCGACCTGCGCTCTGAGTCCGCGATGAATTAGCGGAACGGTTCGGCGCAACCTGCTTTTCGAGTTCAGACTGACGTTTCGTGCTCTCAGGCTTCGGTGTATCGGCAATGGTCTGCTTGAACAGGCTCACATAGTGAGCCACGGCTTCCGCATCACCGGCGTTGTATGCCTGTGCAGCTTGAACCCTGCGCGGCCCCCGCAAAATTGGATCATGCTCGTCGAGCCATGCGATCCACCGGGGGTCGTTATCGACTTGCTCAAAGTCAGGAACTAGGTGCGCTAGTTTCTGAGCAAACGTCATGTGGCCGATTTTTCCGTCAGTCTCCCCGAGGCGCTTTTTCAAGTCCTCGATGACAGCTTCCTGCGCTTGCAGGCGTTTGTCATACTCGCGGGCAACTTCCTTAGCCACACGGCGCTGAACGTCGATGAGTTCTTCGCCAAATTCTTCCCGATCAGCATCGGTTACATAACTGACTTCCTCCTCCACCTTCGTCGAAGTCTCTTGCTTACTCTGCTCGACGAGCTTGGTGCTCAATTCGTCCAGCTTTTCAGTCAGTTCCTTGACTCGCTGGTGCAAGCGCGGAACCTCAGCGTCGTACTTTCCCTGCAAGGTCCGGTACTTGTGCTCAAAAGTCTCCTCTACATCTGGAGCAGACGTGCCAGCTGGCTTCACTTCAACGGGTTTAGCCGCTTTTTCAGTCGTAGCCTCTTGCTTTTCGGTCTCGGTATCCGGCTCGTCAGAGGCAACAACCTCCTTGAGCGGGGTCTTCATCCGCTTTTCAAGTTCTTCGACTTCATCAAGCTGTGCTTGAACCTGTTTCGGCAACGCCATTTTTATCTCCTCAAAGCACCAACTCTGTTGCGCAGCGCGTGTCGTATGCTGCTCCCATCATGGTGTGCTTCTCGTATGCGCTTACGCGCGGTTTAGTACCTTGGGCGAGTCCTCGACTGCCCTCAGCAAATCTTCAAATGCTTCCACTCGGCCCTGCAAGCGGTGGATCGTCACCATGTCGCCTGCCTTCACCAGTTTTCGCTGCGCCTCGTTCGCTTCCGAACTCAGCAACCTCAACACCGCTTCCATCTCCGGCTCCCTGAGTCTGCTCAGGGCTTGAACCGACTGTCTGTCGGCGGTGTTAAGGTCAATCATGTGAGTAAGCTACATTTCATGTGTTAACGTGTCAACATATAGTGGCACTAGCGACCGTTTGGGCGTGCACTTATCATGTTAGACTCTCGCCCGCCCACCTGAGACCCGTCTTCCTGCAACATCGCAGCTTCCTGCATGGCTTGCTGTTGAGCCATCATGGCCATCTGCTGAGCTTGCTGCTGCTTAATCATCTGATCTCGTGTTGGGACCAGTTTATCTACGTTCATGTTCAGGTTTCCTGCCATGTCACGCATGAGTTCAGCAGTACCCGGCATACCCACGATCTGCTGTGCAACAGGGCTTTCCAGAACAAGTCGGAGAAACTCGCTTTTGCGAACCGCCTCAGCCTCTTTGACCACCAGCGACATCGCACCTTTAGCGACGATCTGCACGTCGCCTACCAACTCCGGATCATCAGAATAGCGCAGGTTGCGCTGGTACTGCCGCTCCAGCATCGGGGTAATCACGTCGTGGTCGATATTCCCGATCACCTGCTTGATACTCTTGCCAGCGTTCGAGATCAGCATCGACAGGCCGGACGACGTTCGCCCTGCCCCCGGCACGTGCTCACCGGTCATGTAGCGCGGAATACCCGACACTTCGTCAGCGATAGCCATGAAACGGTCAAACACCGCCATAAGCTCCTGCGCGTTAGACTGTGGCTGGAAAAACGTCATGGGTGGCGAAGCGTCGTTGTAATCTGACTGACGGAACTGCCAGATTTTCCACGGGTGCATCTGTGTGATGTCCTCGCCAGCGGGCAAGCGACTGATGTTGACTCCTACCTGCGGACCGGAGGAAATACCCATGTTGTTAGCCAGCGCACGCGCAGCCGCGTTACACATGTTCTGGGCGTCCATACACAGGTCGGCAACGCCATTACCGTCAAGCCGCCCCGGAACTTTCTCGTATGATGTAACGTAGTACGGCTTCCGGTTCAGCGGGTCGTAGTTCAACACCGCCTTGATGACGACGTTGTTAACCATCCACACCTCACAGGGGTACGACAACTGCGGGTCTTCGATCTCGGCCTCGTCCAGACCCCACTCAAGCAGCAGTTTGCCCGGTATCGAGTCCCAGAGCTGGATCGCAGTTACTACGTCCGACGTGGCGTCGTCGAAATCTTTACCTGTGGCACTCTCGATCTCAGAGTCATCATGGTCCAACCACTCGAACGACCCAATACCGAAGTTAATCAGTATGTCCCTAACCGCCGCCTCATCATACCCTTCGACGCCGATCATCGCTTCGATGTCCTC